GCAGCCGTATCCGTCTTGGGTTCTGAACAACGAGACGGCGCAGTGGGTTGCTCCGGTGCCAATGCCGAGTGACGCAGGGACGGGCGAACCGCCGAAGATGTATAGTTGGGACGAAGCCGCCCAGGCATGGGTCGAAGTCCCGAAGGAGTAAACAATGGCCGTTGTTAAAATCAGTGATCTGCCGTCCGCGACTTTACCGCTGACGGGCGCAGAACTGACGCCAGTGGTCCAAAGCGGCGTTACCAGAAAAGTTGCTGTTTCAGCATTTAGCAATTCAGACGCTGTTAACGTAAAAAGTTTTGGCGCTGTAGGCAACGGGACTACTGATGATACGGCTGCGATCAATGCCGCAATCGCCGCAGCCGGAGTAAACTCGTGCGTGTTTTTCCCGTCTGGCACGTACCTTGTTACGGCAACGCTGCAGATGTTGTCAGGCCAGTGTTTTTATGGTGAGGGCGGTTCAGTATCGGCTTTGTCTACCATTAAAAAAGGCGCAACTTGCGACTTGATAAACATGGTAGGCGCCTGCAGCGTTAAAGACCTGCATTTGGACTGCGTAGGCACGTCTTATGGTGGACGTGGAATTTACGTCAGTTCAAGCATTTCGCAAATTATCGAAAACGTGTTCGTTTCTAACAGCGTGACGTATGCGCTTGAATACCAAGCCATAGCCGGTAGCGGTTCGTTCGTAACAAACTTCACCGCAAACATGATCGCGGCATCGCAAGATTTTGCCAGTATTAAAGTAGGAGAAAATTATCCTACCAATGTACCGCGATTTTTTCAGAACATTTGGTTGTCAAACAGCAAGTTTGATTTGACCAACACTGTTTCCTTTACGCTGACAAGTTTTTATTGTCGCGGATTTATTACCGGCCCGACGTATAACGTGTGCGTCTTAAATCGCATCAGTAATGGGCGCGTATCACAACCTGCGGGTGGTACTCAAGTATTTACTTGTGCGGATACCACCATCTCAAACGTCGCATTTGCTCAATACGTTCGATACACGGATTGCCAAGGCTTGTTTGCGGCAAATTGCTTATATGGATTGCCTCTTACTGTTGATGATGACGTTCGTTTTTCTCAAATATGGGAGCTTGAACGCACTTATAATCCGGTTTGGGGGCAAACCAGCGGCACAGGGCCAAGTATTGGAAACGGAACAATAGATGCTCGTTATGTTTATAACGGGGCCGTAGTTAGAGTTCAGATTTTGGTTACGATGGGAAGTACCACTACTTACGGAGATGGAACTGGAGCTTGGACGTTTTCGCTGCCACGAATTGCAACAAATGCCGCGCAACGATCTGGCGGTGTTTATATAAAACAAGATTCCGCAACTAAAGTATTTGTCGCGGAATGGGCTATCGGCGCACTTGAAAAACAAGTTGCCCTCCTCTATGGCAATGCATCTGTAAGACTTGATTGGCCTTACACTTGGGCCACAGGTGACACGTTGTATCTTACGTTTGACTATTTGCCGAGGTAATTTATGGCATTTCAAACTACGCCTATAGGTTTTGCCTATAGAGACATGGAATTAAACGGCACGAATTTAGTTAACGTGCCGACGGCAGGTGCTGATAAAGGTGTCGGCATTGGCGCTGGTGTTGCAGCAGAAACATCGCTTCAAATTGCAGGGACTTATCCGACTTCCGGCGGCAATACGATTGTAACTCGATCCATTGGAACGATTCCGAGCGCCACAACAACGGCTGCGCGGATATATGACTCATCTCCATCAACGGAGGCAGCGTCTTTTACGTTAACAACCTTGCAGCATTATCGAGCGCAGCAAGGCACATTTGGCGCGGGCTCTGCGGTAACAACGCAAGTTGGTTTTGCGGCGAACTCAACGCTGACGGGCGCCACTAATAACTACGCTTTTCAAGGCAGTATTGCCTCTGGCAGCGGACGTTATAACTGTTACATGAGTGGTTCGGCAGATAATTTTTTTGCTGGAAGTGTAGGCGTTGGCGCAGTACCAGTTGCAAGCGAAAAATTTAAGATTTCAGGGACATTGCCAAGCGATAGCGGCGTAAGTTTTGGCGCTATTGTTAGTGGCACAATTCCAAGTGGCGCGACTACCGCTGCGGTAATAGTTTCAAGTAGCGTTAGCACGGCAGCGGCTTCGTTTACGTGCGCTCAGTTGCAACACTTTCGCGTAGCCCAAGGCACGATTGGCGCGGGATCAAGCGTCACAGATCAGTATGGGTTTTTGGTACAGGCTGCGATGACGGGCGCCACCAATAACTATGCGTTCTATTCAGACCTTGCCGCCGCCTCGGGCCGATGGAACTTCTACGCACCCGGCACCGCTCGTAACTATTTTGCGGGCGGCGTTGAGGTGGTCGCAGGTACGACCTCCATGGCAAGCGGCTTTACACACATCCCCGCTGCCGCAGGCGCCCCGACGGGCGCCCCGACCAATCCGACCGGCAACGTGCCTATGTACTACGACAGCACAAACCACAAGATTTACGTCTATAGCGGCGGCACTTGGCGATCCACGGCTGCATTAACCTGATAGGTATACCCATGATTACTTGGAAAGTTACGAAACTCGAAGTAAAGCCCGCCGAAGGCCAGCACACCGATGTGGTGGCGGCGGTTAGCTGGATATGTTCAGCCTCACAAGACGGCAAAACCGCGCAAACGAATGGCGAAACAGGATTGCCACCCGTGCAGGGCGATTTTGTGCCTTTTGGCAATTTGACACAGGACGAAGTGCTGTCTTGGTGCTATGCCAACGGCCTTGATAAAGAAGCGGCTGAATTGCGGGCAACGCAAAAGCTGCAAGACTTGCTAACTCCCCCCACCGTCTCAAAGCCGGTGCCGTGGGCAAGCGTTGCGTAATTACCACTTGTCGGTTAAATTCAACTCGTACTGGCCCGATTGACCAGGCTCCGTAAGGAATGATATGAGCGACGAAAACCAACTCCCCGAAGTTGTAGCGGCAGAAGCCGCGCCGGAACCGGAAGTCACGGCGACCCCGGAACCCGAAGTTAAGGCTGAAGAAGCCCCAAAGCCGGAGGAAAAGCCCGCTAACAAGACCTTTTCCCAAGAGGAACTGGACGCGGTAGTGGGCAAGAGGCTTGCGAAGGAACGTCGCAAGTGGGAACGAGAGCAGACACTGAAGGCGCAGACGGTCGATAAGCCCGTCGCACCGGCAGAGTTGCCTGACAGGGAATCAGACCCCGATGCTTACGCGGAAGCCCTAGCGACCCGTAAGGCCGAGGAACTCCTTGCCAAGCGCGAAGCCGAGCGCCAACAGTACGAACTCTTGAGTGCTTATCACGAGCGCGAAGAGGCAGCACGGGAAAAGTACGACGACTTCGAGCAAGTCGCGTACAACCAGAACCTGCCGATTACGACCGTGATGGCACAGACGATACAGGCATCGGATGTTGGCCCTGACGTAGCGTACTACTTAGGTTCCAACCCTCGCGAGGCTGATCGTATTTCCCGCTTATCGCCGTATCTGCAAGCCAAAGAGATCGGCAAAATTGAGGCCAAACTTGTGGACAATCCGCCGGTCAAGAAGTCAACCAACGCTCCGCCTCCCATTAAGCCGGTAACGGCCAAAGGGTCTAGCGGTGGCGGCTACGAAACGACCGACCCACGCTCCATATCAAGCATGAGTACGTCGGAATGGATCGAAGCCGAGCGCCGTCGCCAGATCAAGCAGTGGGAAGCGCAGCACCGTCGTTAACACTATTTTGGAGTAATTTTCGTGGCTAATAATATTCTTACCATTGACATGATTACGAGGAAGGCTCTCGAAATCCTTGAGAACAGCCTCGTACTCACCCGTAACGTCAATCGTCAGTACGACGATTCCTTTGCCGTGCAGGGCGCCAAGATCGGCACCACGCTGCGTATCCGCTTGCCGGACCGCGCTCTCGTGACCGATGGCGCTGCCCTCCAGGTGCAGGACGACAACGAGCAGTTCACCACGCTGACCGTCGCTTCGCAGAAGCACATCGGTGTGAACTTCACGACTGCCGAAATGACCATGAAGTTGGACGACTTCGCCGAGCGTGTTCTCAAGCCGCGTATTTCGCAGCTTGCGGCCAGCATCGACGCGGACGTTGCCAACTCGTTCCAAGGCATCTTCCAGTCGGTCGGCACCCCCGGCACCACGCCGTCCACGACCTCGGTTCTGCTTGCTGCTAACCAGAAGCTGAACGAGGCCGCTGCGGTGATGTCGCCGCGTTATGTCACCGTGAACCCGGCTGCGAACGCCGCGCTCATCGAGGGCATGAAGGGGCTCTTTAACCCGGTCAGCACCATCTCGTCGCAGTTCAAGAACGGTATGTTCGGCGAAGGCATCCTCGGCTTTAACGAGCTGAATATGTCGCAGTCGATCAAGCAGTTCACGACTGGCACCCGCACGGGCTCGCACACCGTCACCACGACGGTTTCGACTCAGGGCGCGACCAGCATTGCCATTACCGGCACTGGCACCCAGACCATCAAGAAGGGTGACGTGTTCACGGTTGCTGACTGCTATGCGGTCAACCCGCAGACCCGCGAGTCCACTGGCTCGCTGCAGCAGTTCGTGGCGACCGCTGATGCGACGGCTGTGGCCGGTGCGTACACGGTCAACGTCAGCCCGGCGATCTACACCTCAAGCCATGCGCTTGCCACGGTGGATTCGTTCCCGGTTGCTGGTAAGGCTGTGACGTTCCTCGGCTCTGCCTCGACGCAGTACCCGCAGAACCTCGTGTACCACCGCGATGCGATTGCCTTCGCCACGGCTGACTTGCTCATGCCGCAGGGCGTTGGCATGGCCTCGCGTCAGGTCCACAACGGTATCTCCATGCGCGTTGTTCGTCAGTACGACATCAACAACGACCGTATGCCGTGCCGTATCGACGTGCTGTAT